GGTCTAAGTGAGGGACAAGTACTGGGATTAGCTACAGCTCTAAGTTCCGTTGGAATTGAAGCGGAAATGGGAGGTTCTGCTATAAGTAAAGCCATGGTTAAAATGCAAAATGCAGTAGACCTAGGTGGCGGAAAAATGGAAACTGTACTAAAAAAGGCAGGAATGTCTCTTCATGACATGGAACTTATGGCGGCAAATGATTCGAAGGGATTTAAAGCACTAGCGGGAAGTCTTGATATGACAAGTACAGAACTAAAAAATATGATAACAGCAGGTACGAATCTGGAAGATTTTGCAAAGGTTTCAGGAATGACAACTGAGCAATTTAAAAAAGCTTGGAAAGAAGATGCAGCTGGAGCATTAAGTGCATTTATACAGGGGCTAGGGCATGCTGAAGATAAAGGCGAAAGTGCAATAACAATGCTGTCAGAAATGGGATTGACAGAAGTACGATTAAGAGATTCATTATTGAGAGCAGCAAATGCTGGAGATTTATTTAATAATGCTATAGAAACCGGAACGACTGCATGGAAAGAAAATACAGCCTTAACGAATGAAGTTAATAAAAGATATGCAACAACTGAGTCACAAATGAAAATGTTAAAAAATGAAGCTATTAAATTAGGAGTTGAATTTGGAAATGAATTAGCTCCATCTCTTAGAGATTTGTTAGAACAAGCAAAACCATTGTTATCTAAAATTTCCGATGTAATAAAAAAATTTAGTGATTTAGATACAAAAACAAAGCAAAATACAATAAAAATAGTTGCACTTACAACCGCAATAGGACCATTACTAAAAATAACTGGAACAGCTATATCAACAGGTGGAAAAATAATTTCCGGATTAGGAAAAATGAATACTAATGTTAGTAAATTAACATCTAATGTTAAAATAGGAAAAACATCTTTAAGTAATTATGTGTCTGGATTTCAAAATTTTGCTTTGGCTGCTACTGCAACATATGCTGCTACTGAACTAATAGCTACAGGGGTACAAACTATTACAAATATATATGCGCAGGATTTGCTAAAATTACAGGATTACACACAGGAAATTAGAAATGAGAAAACAGCATTTGAAGATTTAAAAACAAGCAAAGAAAATGAAATGGCAGCAAATTTAACAATGATAGAAAGTTATAAATCGTTATGGGATGAATTGCAAATAATTACTGACGAAAATGGCAAAATTAAAGAAGGATATGAAGATAGAGCTAATTATATTGTAACGCAATTAAATTCTGCTTTAGGTACTGAAATAGAGATAAATGGAAATGTAATAAAAAGCTATAAAGATATTCAAACTGAAATGGATAAAACGATTTTAAAAGCGAAAGCTAGTGCAATAATAACTAGTGAACAAGAATTATTCAACGAAGCAACAAAAAAGCTAACAGAAAGTCAAAAAAAATTAGCAGAAGAAGAGCAAAATTTAGTGGAACAAGAAAAGAAGGTTTCTGATGCACGAAACGATTTAACATCTGCAACAACAGAATATCAAAAATCAAGAGCAAAATTAAATTATGATAAAGAAATTAAAAAGATGTCTGAAATACAAACAAGTATTAATGAAACCAAAGATTTAATTAAAGATAGTCAAGATGTTATAACCGAATATGACTATGATATGCAACTAATGACAACTAATACAGCAGAATCGTTGGAAGAAATGGTTGAACGAAACAAAATTAGCCTAAGTAAAGATACAGATAATGCAACAACAGAAATAGCAACACAAATAAATTTATTGAAGGAAAAAATAAATAGATATAGAGAATACTACGACAAAGCAACAGAAATACAGGATGAATCAAATGCAAAAATGTATAGTAGCCAAATTGAGAACGACAAAAAAACCATAGAGGAGCTGGCAAATAAATTAAAAAGTATGACTAGTGCAACACAAAATCTAACGCCAGAGCAAGTTGATGCTTGGAGAGAATTAGCTGCTGCATCTACTGTTATATATTCAAACACATTAGCAGATTTGCCACAAACAACAAGATTAAGAATTGAAGATGCAACTGGAGTTGTAGCAACAGCGGTAAATTTACCATCGGCAGCGGGAAATTTGGGAAATGAGACTGCCAAGGCATTCGACCAATCAAACCAAATGAGTAATTCTGCGATGAATATGGTGACAGCTGCAAGCACAACAATGAATAACAATACGGATAAAACATATCAAGCAGGAAAATTATTAGCAGAAGTTGGAATTGATGGAATAGAAACAGTTGATTATAAAGAAAAAGGTAGTAGCATTGCTACAGATTTGAAAACAGGATTAGAAAGTCAGAAATCCAAAATGGAAGATACAGGCTCTAGCTTAGGAAGTAGTTTTATAAATAAATTTAAAAGTGTAGTAAAACTTAGTGATTTGCCAGGTTTAAAATATACATTAAGTGGCTCTCATGCGGATGGTTTAGCATATGTTCCATACAATGGTTATGTAGCAAGACTACACGAAGGTGAGAGAATATTAACAAAAAAAGAAAATGAAAATTATATAAGAAATAATATAGATAATAGAAGTAGTAATATTGTAGTTAATTTTTATCCACAAAAAATGACAGACGATGAATTAAATAGAGCCTACAAGTATATTAACAGAAAATGGGGTGTTAGAGCATAATGAGTTATAGATATGAGGATATACGAAATTTTTACTTTGAGAATGAAATAGGAAAAAGAGTAAATTGTCAAAAAATAAACGGCAATTTATTTTTATATAATATTTCTGGTTTAGGATTTAAAAAAAGCAATGATTATGTTCGAGTTGGAAATACATTTATAAAGAACAAAGAGGAAATAGAGCAATCTACAATAACTGGAGAACTTGAATTTTATGAAATGACATATGATGAATATAGAAATTTTATAGATTTTATATTGTGTGCAACTAGTTTAAAACTTATTTATGTGCCTAAAAATACAAATAGGATAGAGTATTATAGAGATATAGATGTTATAGAGCTAGAAAAAAACGAAGAGGATGACTTTAACATTTTAACAACTCCAATTACAATAAATTGCACTTCGCTTTGGTATAAGCAAAATAATATAATATACAATGTAGAAAATGTTGAAGATGAATTGCGATGGGAGTTTGTTTGGGATCCAATTTTTGCTGATTACGAACATAGAAGTATTATCTTTTCAAATTCTGGACATGTAGAAGCTCCATTTTTATTGGAAATTGGTGGATATATCGAAAATCCTAAAGTGGAAGTTATTGTTAATAATAAAAAGATATATGAGGTAACATTTAACATTACATTAAATGAAAATGAGAAAATAGTATATTCTACAAAAGAAAATGATATGTATATAAAAAAAATCAATAAAGATAACACATATGAAAATTTATTTAATTTATTAGATCTAAATAACATTAATTTCTTTAATCTTCCAAAAGGAACATCGGAGATTAAGTTAGAGGCTAACACAGATATATTGAATGCAAAACTAACTATCTATGAGCAATATATAACAGTTTAAAAGAGGTGATTATTTATGTTAAGAGGACATGTTTTTAAATTACAAACATTTGAAGCACAAGCTTTTGCACATTTTATTGATACATTTTTACAAGGTAATTGCGGGATTACTAAAGGATGTGAATTAAATCATACAAGCACATCGGTTACAATTTCAGAAGGTTTTTTTTGTGTGAAGGGTCGATTGCTTGAAATTATAGGAAACGAAACAAATACAGATATTACAAATACTGGTTATTATACACTTGTTTGTGAGATTGATTTAACGAAAGAAAATACGAAAATAGCACTTAATCAAGCGAAAATAAAATTAATAAAAAATGCTAATAGCTATGCAATCTTGCAACAAGACGATTTATTTGATAATGGCAATATTTATCAATTTGAGTTCGCTAGATTTAAGGTTATAGATTCGACTATAACGGACTTTGAAGATAGAAGAACATTCTTAAAATTGGAAAGCTTATACAAACAGATACTAGATAATTTTGATAAGACTTTAAACGATAAAAGTGAAGAAGCTGATATCGTATTACAAAAAATAAACGAAGAATTAAACAATATAGTAGATAGCAGTGCTTTTGTGTTAAAAACACAAATACAAACAGGAACAGAAATTCCAAAAGAATTGCCAGAAGGAACTATTTATTTTCAGATTTTTGACGATTAGGAGGTAAAAAATGGCAAATGGAACAATAAATCTAAACAGTACAAAGAGCACATTAAAAGGAAAAATTGAGTGGAGTTCTTTTTCTAACGGAAGCAATGCAAATTCTTCTACAGTAACTGCATCTTTATATATAGCAAGAACAGATGGATATACAACCAAAGGAACTTGGAATTTTGGCTTCAATGTAGCTGGCACTCAAAATTTTAGTTCCTGGTACGGTAGTGTAAGTTCCGGTTGGATATGTGTTGCGAGTATGACTGTAACTGTAGGACATAACGGAAATGGAACTGGATGGTGCTATTTAGAAGGATATGTAAATGGACCTTCCGGAACATCTATGAGTGGATATGGAGTAAGCGGAAGTACTACAGTACAACTAGATACAATTCCAAGATATTTAAATATAACCTCCCATTATATAGAAAACACAGGGCTAAATAGTATTACAGTTAAATGGACAACAGATTCTGCAAGAGATTGGACTCAATATAGTCTAAATGGAGCAGCCTGGACTAACGATGTAAATAATTCCATTGCAAGTGATAATAAAAGTGGAACATACATAATAACAGGGCTTTTACCTAATACACAATATAGTATTAGAACACGATGTAGAAGAAGTGATAGTGGCTATGACCCGTTCGGGAGAGCCCGGCAAAAATAGTGCCGCGGATTTCTACATTCGTGGTGTATCTTCCTTTAAG